GGTTACAACGCCACTCGCGGCTGGGCGACCGGCCTGCGAAGGTGCAGGTTTTGGGCCGCCGGCCCGGCCGCTTGGCTCACTCGTCCTCGTGGGCCTCGGGGGTGACGACGGCGCCGGCCGGCGGCGCGGAGAACATCCGCTTCAGCGGCTCCGCGTAGAGCCGACGAGCCACCTCGCCCTGCGCCTCGGAGATCACGCCGGCGACCCGCGGGACGATCGTCGAGTAGGGCTGGCCGCCCGACGACTTCGCCTTCTCAAGCTTCAGCCCGATCACGCACTCGTAGTGGAACGAGGGCAACCTCTTCTGGAACGGCCCCCAGGTCGCCAGCGAGCCAGGCCCGACGGTGACCAGGATCGGCCACGTCTCGCCCTCGCGGAGGATCGCCAGGATGCGGGCCTCCTTGACCCGCTTGCCAGCGCCGCCGCGGCTGGTGCCGTATCCGAACTCAGGCGACTTGGACAGTGCTTCCCAGTCGTACTTGCGATCGCCGATCCGATACCGCTCCAGCACCTCGGGCTTGATGGTCCCAAGATCATCCGACACGCGGTAGCCGACCAGGAGATCGTTGCTCACGATCACCGGCCGCTGGTCCGTCGGATCGTCCTGGGGCCACAGCACGCCGCGCTTGGCGATGCCCACCAGCAGCCCGACGATCTCGTCGGTCGACTGGCTGTTGCCGTCCACGTTGATCTCCCACTTCGTGCCGCCGCCGGCAGGGGTCCGCACGCGGACCAAGTCCTGCTCGCGCATCGGCTCGCCATCGAGGTTTGCCTCGATGATGCGAATCTGCCGGCTGTCGGCCGAGAGGCCGGGGTAGTCGATCGTCTTCACCGCCGTCGAAATTGCAGTGCTCATGTCACTGTCTCCTAGAAGTCTATCGATCCATCAACCAGCGTCAGCCAACCGTGACGTGACGCAACTTCGGTGCGACGTACTCGCCGACCAGCCCCTCAAGCGGAGTGCCGTCGGAATACGCCATCCTGGGGTCAGCCTCTCGATCCCTCGCCCGTTCCTTGAGGATCGTCTTGAGGCGAGCCGTGTTCACCATGACGAGCGCGTCCTCGGGGATGCCGGCGGCCTTGGCGGCCCGCATGACGAGGTCGCGGCGGTCGGCCGGGACCGAGAAGTGGTGATCGTGCTCGATCCTCCACGACCGACCGGCGACCTTGACGCCGTCGAGCCGTTGATCCGCCATTGCCCTGACGGCGATGCGTTCGAGAGTCTCGCGGCGATCCTTGAGCCCGTCGATTTCGTCGTTGAGCCTGACGACTTGCTTGTCGATGCTCGCGATTTCAGCGAGCGCTTCCTGGAGCGAGATTTCCAGCGCCGTAGCCTCGGAGGATGACATCAACCACGTCCTTTCGTTCGCGTAGTGCTTCGTAGACCCGACCGTCGACAGTTCGTCGGCCGCCCTGCGTGGCGATCAAGTGGTAAATCACGGTGCGTCGTTCCTGGCCGGGCCGATGGAGCCGCGCGACGGCCTGTTCGTATTCTGCGAGAGAGTAGCCAAGCGAAAAGAAGAACCCATACGCGGCCCGCGTCAAATCAATGCCGATCCCGCCAGACTGAATCTGCGTGACGAGGGTGGTTGTAGCTTCGAGTTGCCAATCCTGCAACTCCGATCGCGCACCTGAGAGTTCGCTCACGCTGCGGCCGGTCGATCGGCACGCCTCGCGGGCGCACTCGATGTCAGACTTGAACCGGCAGAAGATCACGACGGGCTCGTCGATGGGCAAGTCTTCCAGCATATCACGCAGGGTCGACGCCTTGGCTGGATGCTCGGCTATTTTCCTGGCGACCTTCTCCTCGTCGAACTTGACGTAGCCGCCGCACGCTTGATGAAGGCGGAGAAGCTGCTCCAGGGCGTTCTTCGGCGTCACAGCGCCTTGCTCGCACATGAAGCAAAACTCTCGCTCAATCTCCGCGTAGACCTTGGCCTCGGCCGGGGAGAGATCGACGGGGACGTCGATGTATTGAATCGGCGGGAGGTCGAGGACGTCCTGGCTCCGCACTTGGTGCGAGGTTTTGCTGACCAGTGCGTGAGCTTGCGGGAGATTGCGAAACCCGACAACGAAGTTCTGGCCTGGAGGAATCACCGCGTACTTCGCCTTGTGGAGCGTGTACGATGTACCAAAAGTGGTGCAGTCTGGAGCCTCGACGGACCTGTAGATGCCCCAGAGGTCGAGCACGCTGTGCGGCACGAGCGTGCCGGAGAGGCCGATGGCAACGGCGTCTGGGTTCTTCGCGCGGATGCGACCGGCCCAGCGGCTGGCAACGCCCGACGGAGACTTGAGCCTGTGAACCTCGTCCCACACGAGGTAGTCCCACTTGGACTTCTCGATGGCCTTGATCCGCCAGACCGTCTCGTAGTTGCACACGACGATGCAGGCCGAGGGCTCGGCCAGGGCTGCCTTGAGTTCCTTTTCCTTGTCGGCAGACGAGCCCTTCTCCAGGGCCACGATCCGTATATCGGGCGCCCACAGGCCAGCCTGCTTCTTCCAAGCGGCGATGACCGCCTTTGGGCAGGCCACTAGCACGCGGCTCCATCCGCGTGCTTTGGCCTTGCGCAGCAAGAACTCTAGCGTGGTGCGGGTCTTGCCTGACCCCATCCCATGAGCCCATAGGACGCCGAAGCGGTCCCAGGCCCACGCGATGGCCTCCTCCTGATGCTTCCAGATAGCCACGCCAAACCTCCTCCATGAGTGCGGAGGAATGTATCGGCTGGTAGGCTACTGATCAAGAGAAGATTTTTTGAGGCGGATCGAGTCGCGGATTCGCCCAACTGTCTTGCCGGCTGCGAAGGCGGCCTTCACCGAGGCGACGTTCGCCAGGCACGACCTCCTGGAAAACATCCACTGGTTGAGGCCGCGGCGGCTCCTCGCCGACCAAAGCTGCCTGCCGACGATCTTCCCGGTGCGAGCCAGCGTCACCGCATAGGACGCCTGCGTTCCGAGGATTTTTACGGCCTCTGATGTCGAAATCGCGTCTGCCAGCGTAATCCTGGTTTTCACAGCCGCCAGGTGCGCGAGGACCGTGTCCCTGTGCTCGGTGTGATCGCGAGGCCGCTTTCCGGTGCCGCCGGCGGCCATGTCGCGGCAATACTGCACCCAGTTTTCCTCGCATTCTCCGCCGTCGAAGAACGTGACCTGGCGGCCCTCCGGCGTCTCGAAGTTCTGCGACGACAGCCGGCCGCGCGCTGCCATCCGGTACGGGACTGTGTAGTGGACACCCATGAGGCTTGATGCCTCGTGCGACCCGATCGCCTGGTAGGCGGCAGTGTCCGGACGGACGGCAGATATGCCGCGACCGCCCCTTTTTGCCTGTTTTGCCATGACTTGCCCCTATCTTGGAAACTGGTGTTGAACTGGAGGATAGGGGATTCTATCTTTCCCCGCTGACCAGCCGCCGGAAGGAAACCGCAGGAGGCCAGCGATGGATCGCAAATTCAACGTCCTTGTCGAGTGGGAGGATTCCGTAGACAAGGATCACATGGATGCCGACGAGGTGCAAGTGTGGGCAAAAGATGCAGCCTGCGCAATCCTGAAGGCCAAGAAAGAGTGGCGTCTGACCATCGGTGCCGCGTGGCCCCGGTGCATGATCACCTCCGTCCGGTTGACTGCTCGGGAGTAGTTGCCAGCCCCAAAAGTGGTGGCATCCTATCGGGGGATATCACCATGACGCTTACCACGATCCTAGAGCAGCAGTACGCGCCGCTGCGCGGAATTGACCCTCGCACGATCGAAATCTACGGATACACCCTCAAGGCATGGGGGCAGTTTCTAGGGCATGAGCCAACGCTCGATGACCTTTCCGACGAGTTGATGATCGCCAGGTTTCTTGCCCATCGGCTGACGATCCGCAGCGTTGGGACGGCCGCCAAGGACCGCTCTCAGATACGCGCATTGGCTGAATTCTGCTATCGCCGCGGCCTCCTCAAGGCGTGGCCTCAGATTCGCACGATCCGGGTTCCGGAGCGGGTGCCGCAGGCGTGGCTCACTGACGAGTTCGTCAGGCTCCTTGCGGCCTGCGACGGCGAGCCCGGTGAGGTTGCCGGCGTCCCGGCCAGGCTCTGGTGGAGGGCCGCCCTGCTCACATGCTACGAGATTGGCGAGCGCATAGGCGGCATTCTCGGCATCGAGTGGCGAGACGTTTCGGCCCACGGCATCCTGGTCAGGGCCGAGGAGCGGAAGGGAAAGAGGCGCGACATCTTCCGCTCGATCTCGCCTGAGTGCCATGCTGCGATCGAGGCCATCCGCACAGACCGCAAGATCGTCTTCGACTGGGATCGTTGCTACACGAGCCTTTGGGGCCGCCTCGGCAAAATCTGCGAGCGGGCCGGCTTGCCGAACGACCGGGCCTCGAAGTTCCACAGAATCAGAAAGACGACCGCGTCATACGCCGCGGCGGCCGGGCTCGACCCCCAGGCCGTGATGGATCACGCATCGCCCCTGACGACACAGCGATACCTGGACCCCAGGATCGTGCGGCCGAAGGACGTTCACGCGGCGCTGCCGAAGGTCAGCTACAACCCCGCCGCCTCAACGAACGCGGCCTCTTGAATTTACTGTAGCCCAGCAGGGCGTATGCCTTGCAGGTCACGCAGTCCCTGCCTCGTCGGGCGGCGGAACAATCTCGCCGTCCATGTAGACCCAGCCGATCCCCGGCAGCGTGTCCGTCTCCACCCACTCGCCACCGTGCGTGGTGGCTGCCCACTCGGCACTGTCGCAGACTATGACGCGAGCAACGACGCCCTCCACGATCTGCACGCAAAACCTCTCCATCACTACCTCCGAAATCGCACTACAACGACGCCACTCCCACCAGCGCCGCCGGTGACGCTACTGTTTCCGCCAGCACCACCGCCTCCTCTGTTCGCGGTCCCGCCTCGCCCACTCGAGGCACCGCCGCCAATCCCAGCAGTTCCAGACGACGAGCCGCCGCCACCCTGGCAATAGGTTGTCGCCGTGCCAGAAATGGAGGACGACGACCCAGCGCCACGCGCTCCTCCGGCCGCACTGGCAGCGTTGCCGCCAGCACCGCCAGCGCCGCCACCACCACCACCAGCAGAGTTACCGCCCGAGTCGAATCCGGTGCCGCCACTGTTGCCCTGCCCTGATGTTCCGCTGCCCGCCGAAGTGGCCGCCGATGGATTGTTTCCGCCGCCGCCGCCAGACCCGCCAGACCGGCCCGGTTGCTGCTGGTTGGACAGACCTCTCGCACCGCCACCACCGCCGCCGGTCGCCGAGATGCTCAGTGCGGAGGAGCTATTGCCGTCGCCGCCCTGCAAACCGAACGTGCCATTCCAAGCAGCCCCAGAGCCTCCAGCGCCAACCGTCACGGAGTAGCCCTGTGCGATCACGGTGGCGCTTCCGGTGCGCAAACCACCAGCGCCGCCGCCGCCGGCGAAGTGCGAGCCACCACCACCGCCGCCGGCTGCGATGAGATACTCGACTTCCCCGCCGCGAGAGAACGTGAGCGTGCCGCTAGTGTTAAAGATGAACGCTCGCCACTGGACGCCGCTGTCGGTGTAGTCCACGGGCGAGATCGTGTTGTTGCTGCCGTCAACAGCCGTGGCGGCGGGCGTTGCCGGTGCGCGGAAAAATCCGATCTTGCCTGCGAGCATTAGTGATTCTGCGAGGCTGTGCCAAACCACGAAGTGCCGTTGCTGACGAACACCAGAATGTCCACTTTGTTCGCCGTGGCCGTGATCGTTGGGGCGGTCCCGCCAGGCCATAGGACGCCGGTGAACGTCGCCGTGTTGGTGCCGCCCTGCGTGAGGATCAGCGTAAGCGACGCCCCTGCGGCGGCTGCCGGCATGGTGAATGTGCAGTTGCCGTTGAGCGTCACGGTCTGCACGCTGCCGTTGGCGAGACTCAGTGTCGTGGACGTGCCAGAGTTGCCGACCGTGACAGTCCGCTCCAGCACGGTCGGCAGCCGCGCAGCGTCCAAGGTGCCGCTGGCGATGTCGCTGGCCGCGTGAGTATGGCTCGCCGCCGCATAGCTCGTGCTGACCGAAATCACGCCGTCAGTAATCGTGACTCCGCTGCCAATCTTCACACCGCCAAGAACGCTGCTCGTTGCGGTCGGCAGCCCGGTCCACGCCGTTGTCTGCTCTGTTGCGTCAGCGAATCGCACTGTCTCGACAACGAGCCCACCAATATCGCCGCCGCCCTTTTCAACCCGCAGCCATCCGTTTAGCGACTGCACGAATGCCGCCGCTGCCGAAGTCCTCACGCCGATATATGCAGTGTCCAGGACTGAATCGTCGCCGGGGTCGCGAGCGGTGACCAGCATCACAGGGTCAGTATGGGAGGTATCGACCACGACAGACCGGAACGAAACACTGTCCGTCGTGTTCAGGTCTTGGTCAAATACCCCAGACGGCGCGGCTGAAGCCCACACCCCAGAGACATAGGTGAGGACGTGGCCCTCGGTGCCGGAGGGGAGCGTGGCGGGATCGCCGGTGTCGCCCTTGTCGCCCTTGTCGCCCTTGGCTCCGGTTGCGCCAACCGAACCGGTGTCGCCCTTGTCGCCCTTGGCTCCGGTTGCGCCAACCGAACCGGTGTCGCCCTTGTCGCCCTTGGCTCCGGTTGCGCCCGCCGCTCCGGCTGGCCCTGTCGCCCCAACCGAACCGGCCGGGATCGTGAAATTGAGTACCGCCGCACCGCTCGTCCCAGCGTTGACCACGCTAGCCGACGTACCGGGAGCCCCAGTGGTGACGGTGCCGACGGCAATCGTGGCGGGATCGCCGGTGTCGCCCTTGGCTCCGGTTGTGCCCGCCGCTCCGGCTGGCCCTGTCGCCCCAACCGCCCCGGCCGGGATCGTGAAATTGAGTACCGCCGCACCGCTCGTCCCGGCGTTGACCACGCTAGCCGACGTACCGGGAGCCCCGGCGGTGACGGTGCCGACGGTAATCGTGGCCGCTGGCCCCTGCGGCCCCGTCGCACCGAATCCAGCCTGCACGGTAGCCGTGACGGAGTTGTCGCCGGTCACGGTCGCAGCGATCTGCTGCTCGCTGGTGGAGACGCTGATGGGCATTAGCCGGCAACCTCGACGAAGCCGGTCAGGTATGACCTGCGAGTGCCGCCGGAGTCAGTCCCGGTCAAGTCCCAGCGGTATGTACCGCGGGCCAGGGCTGCCGTCTGCTCGTTGGTGAGGCTGATCGTCACCTTGCCGGCCGCTGCGTCGTTGAGCGTCGTCGTGATCGACGTCACGGTCTGCCCGGCTGCGACGGAACTCAGCGTCGCCACCATCGTGTAGCCCGATAGGCTGATGGGGTTGAAGTCGATCTCGGTCGACAGGCGGTCGCCGCCCCGCAGCGCAAGGTCGAGCCGGCCCGGCAGTTGCTCGTAGACGGCCATAGTTAAGGCTTGTGTGGTTGCGGTTCATCGGCAGACCGCGGCTGGAGGGCGTAGAGCAGCTTCGTCTGCTCCTGAACGGCCTCGGCGATCTCTTTCTGGCTCTCGGCGACGGTCTTGAGGAACGCCGAGTGCTGCTCAACCAAGGGAAGCAGGACGTCGTTTCTCAAAACGACCCCAGCCGCAATCGCCACCAGGGTCGGAAAACCCCAGCGTTCCAAGACCGTCTTCAGCGTCTCGCTTACGTCTTGTCCGCTCATCTGGCAGCATGAAGATGGTCATTTGGGCATACCATCATTGTAACGGCTAGTAGTCATCCGAATGGCCTCGTCCACGCGGCCGCAAAGCTGCTGAACGTCGCCGCCGTTGACGATGACGACGTCGACGAGATCAGGCGAGATGCCGCGCTCGCTGGAGTGCCTGGACGTCGTCGCACTGAGACACGACACGCCGGGCCGCACGACGCTCCAGACCTGCCCGCCGGCCTCCCTGACGGCCTCGGCCTCGTTGTCGAACCGGACATCAGGGATCGCCACCAGAGGGCTCTGGGAAGCCGTCCGCATGGTCAAACGCACCCAGACGTCGTCGGAGACGTGTTTCCGACCCCATTCGGTCCCCAGGCTCTGGAGAAGCTGCCTGGGCGACTTGCCCAGCCAGCCAATTTCCTGCTCCTTGGACGTCCGGTCCCGCATCTGGGCGGCCGGCAGCCCGGTCATAACCTCCAGCATCTCGTAGAGCGGGTCGGCGAACGCGATCCGCCGAAACCCGTGGGCCTCGGCCAGCCGCTCGGCGATCGTGTCCTTACCGGCCCCCGCGGCGCCGCAAATCCCGATGATCACACCGTCACCTCTTTCTCGTCGAACAGGATCGTCACGCCCAGCGGCTCGGCCAGCCACCGCATCGACACGCCGGCTTCTCGAAGCATCGACTCGCCGGCAAGAACCTCCACCTCCCACCGCGGTGGCGTCAGGAGTCTCGGCGTGACGTGGCCGATGACCTCCCGAATGCCGGCACAGATGATCGCCCTGGCGCAGTCAGTGCAGGCGAACCAGCAGACGTACATCTTCGCGCCGGCCGTCGGCGTGCCCATGCGGGCCGCGGCGTAGATGGCTCCACGCTCGGCGTGCTCGACC